GTGGACCAGGATCTCGCGATCCTTGAAGCGTGCGGTATCAAGCTCGACTTCTCGAATGACAACGATGTAATTCTCATGTAATATGGGAGGTGGTCAGGGACGATTGTCTCTACCACTCGAAGCCTCAGCCTCACGGTTGGGGCTTTTCCCATTTCTGGGCACAACTTCACAACAGCTTCACAACATGGCTCCCGATTCCAAAGCGGGAGGGCTCGCGTACGGAGTAGTGACCCGGAGCGGCGAGCACCCACAGGCCCCTAATGGTTGCCGACCGATGGTTGCTACGCGCATCACCACACGCCAAACGTGTGGAGGTCACATGAGGTTCGCGGTTCGACTCCGCGTAGGGGCTCGACGGCCACGCAGCTGCATGGCTGGGGTGAGAGTGGTCAGGACTCCCGGTTCAATTCCGGGCCACCCCAGCCTTCTACATCTTCCCGGCGTGACGGGCACCTTGTCATCTCTCCGGTGTGTGCGATGGCAGGGCAAGTGACTGGTGCACGGTCGCATCACGCACCCCACAATTCCTATCCGCTTACTGGACTGTGGAACCAGGGCGGCGGTCAGCGGCTGTCAAGTCGCACCCGGTTTCCGGCGATTGCCCGCCGCCCTCCCATATTCTTCCTCGTGCCGCGTCGTCAACACATTGCCTCGTCATGAACCAACGGACGCGAGCACGAGGAACCTACCTGGAGGTCACGGTGTTCGCTCTCAAAACCAGTGACGGTAAATGGGTGATGTCACGCCGCACCGGTAAAAGGATGACGTGGTCCGAACGCCGTCTCGCTCGCATGGCACAGACAGTCATCGAGAAGCACCGCAAAATCAGATGCACCGTAGTCGAAGCATGACCTACGCCTACCGGTGCGAGACGTGCGGGACCAGCTACGTCGTGCCCAGCCTCGCAAGAGACTGCGAACAACACTGCCAGGAGCAACCCGATGTATGAGTGCCCCGAATGTACAGCGCAGTACACGAGCGCATGGGCAGCCGAAGAATGCGGGGAAGCCGACCGCCGCGACGACCTCCACGCCAGACAAGCCATACGCGGACGAAGCAGGTAGCAATGCGAGTGTGCAGCGTACACGGATGCCCCGAGGTATACCCCAGGGATGAGGGCACCCGGTGCGCCAGGCATAGGGCCATAGCCGATAGGGCCAGAGGCACCGCCCACCAGCGCGGCTACACCAGCAAAGGACACCAGAACTTCCGACGCGAAGTACTACACCGCGACCCCGTATGCGTCATCTGCCACCTACGACTCTCCACCATCGCCGACCACTACCCCCACAGCCGCCGCGAACTCATCGAACTTGCAATGAATCCAGACGATCCGACACGAGGACGAGGACTCTGCAAACCATGTCACGACCGCCACACCGCGACCGAGCAACCTGGCGGCTGGCATACCCCCTAGGGTATCCCCATCCGCACACATACCCCCGGGGGGTACCCCCAGTCGAACCCGCCCAGGCAAACCGCCGGAGAGGGCGAAAAAACGTCTGAGGGGTTCAAAAGCTTTCTGGGGGCCGCGCAATGCGGTCTTCTTCTATTGCCGCGCAATGCGGTGAAGAGGTGATTGGTATGGCTTCTGGTGGTCGTAGGGCTCGTTCTGGGCCTGCTCCTGATCCGTTGTCGCGTACGTCGTTGGTGAATGGGCGCGAGTTTACGGTGTTGCCGCTCACTCATGATGTTGTTGTGCCGGCGTGGCCGTTGGGTGAGTTGGCGGATGCTGAGTTTGAGTTGTGGTCTTCGCTGTGGGGTAAGCCGCAGGCGTTGATGTGGGATCGGCTTGGGCTGGCTGCGCAGGTCGCGATTTATGTTCGGTCGTTTGTGCGTGCTGCTGATCCTGATGGGCCGGTGTCGTTGTTGACGCCGGTGCTGCGTATGGAAGCGGAGCTTGGTATTTCGACTTCGGGGATGTTGCAGAACGGGTGGGTTATTGAGACACCTGCCGGCGGGCTGGATCGGTCGGTTCAGCCGTCCAAGGGTGGTGTGAAGAAGCAGACGACGACTGGTTCGTGGTTGGAGGCGGTGAAGGTTGAAGACGCCTAGCTACACTGTCCCGCCGCGAACTGAGTCGCTGGGGTATCTCTGGATTTGGTGGATATCGCATCATTGCGTGATCCCGGACCAGGAGGATGCCGGTCTGCCGTTTATCCCGTCTACTGATCACAGTGTGTATTTGGCGAACTGGGGGCGGGTGAAGCCTGGCGCGATGCCGGGTGAGCGTGCTGCCGCGTTCGTGTACCGCATCGGCTTGTGGGTTGCTGCGCAGAAGGTCGGTAAGTCGCCTGGCGTGGCTGCGGAGACGTGTCTTGAGTTTGTCGGGCCGGCCCTTTATGACGGTCGTGCGGTTGAGGGTGAGATGTATGTGTGCCCCTTCCCGGATTGCGAGTGCATGCATGACCCGTACTTCTATGTGGAGGGTGAGCCGAAGGGCCGACCGTGGGCGACTCCTCGCATTCAGCTTGCGGCGGTGGTTGAGGATCAGGTGGAGAACACTTGGGGCGCTCTTGTCCCGATGATTGATCTCGGGCCGCTCGCTGACGTGATTCCGAAGACGGGTGAGGCGTTCATTCGTCACCCGAACGGGAACCGTGATTCGCGGATTGAGATTGTCACGTCGAAGGCTGACGGCAAGCTTGGTGCTCGGATCAGTGCGGGGAAGTGTGACGAGACTGGCCTGTGGACTGACTCGAACAACATGACGAAGTTTGAGCGCACGTTGCGTCGTGGCGCTGGCGGCATGGGTGGACGGATCTCGCATTCATCGAACCCGTACGATCCTGCCGAGAACTCGGTGCTGCAGCGTCAGATGGAGTCAAAGCAGAAGGACATTCTCAAGCATCACTTCCCGCCGCCGCCGGCGTGGAACTTCGCGCTCAAGAAGGATCGGGAAGCGATCTTCAAATGGAATTATGCGTCGTCGCCGTGGGTGGACTTGCGGACAATTGAGGCTGAGTCTGTCGCTTTGATGGAGACGGACCCTGCCGAGGCGGAGCGGTTCTACGGGAACCGTATTGTTGCGGGTCGTGGCTCGTGGCTTGAGATGCCGAAGTGGGAAGCGAAAAGCGTTCCTGTCGAGGTGAAGCCGCGCACGAAGATCTGTCTCGGGTTTGACGGGTCTGATGCTGACGACCTCACCGGGATTAGGGCAGAAACGCTCGATCAGTACCAGTTCACACCGGTGTATGGGGTGAAGCGTGAGCGTACGCTGTGGGATCCGCGTGACTGGCAGGGCCGTGTCCCCCGCGCTGAGGTGATGGCCGCATTCCGTGAACTCGCGTCTGAGTTCGAGATCGTGCGCGCTTACATGGACCCCCCGTTCTGGGAGTCGGAGATCGATACTCTCGCTGCCGAGCTTGGCGAGAAGGTGTTTCTGCGGTGGTACACGAACCGCCCATCACAGATGCACGCCTCACTTGAGCGGTTCAAGACCGACGTGTATTCGGCGGATTCGCCGTTCACGCATGACGGTGACGAGCAGGTGTTCATTCACTTGCGTAACGCGGTGGTACGTGCGGGGAACGTGGACCCGGTGACGAAGATCTGCAAGTACACGATTGGTAAGCCCGAGAAGCATCTCAAGATCGACTATGGAATGTCGTCTGTGCTCGCTCACGAGGCGGTCATGGATGCCATTGCATCCGGAGCTAATGCTGTGGAGCCCGACGCTCTCGCGTACGTGTTTTAGGAGGTCCCATGGCAATCACGCCTGAAATCGCTGCGAAGCAAGCTGACGGCTTGTATTCGACCATCACGAAGCGTGCACCCGAGATTACTGAACTCAAGGAGTTCTACGAGGGGAATCAGCCGCTCGCGTTCGCGTCGGAGCAGTGGAAAGAGTCGCACTCAAAACGGTACAAGGGGTTCTCTGACAACTGGTGCGAGGTGGTCGCGAACTCGACCTCTGAGCGCGAGTCGGTGATCGGCTTCACGCTCCCGGGGGCGTCTGAGCGGCGGTCCGAAGCTGAGAAGGCGATCTGGGATGCGTGGCTACGCAATGAGCAGGATTCACTCTCGTCTCAAGGCTTTCTCGAAGCGGCTGTGGCGCGGCGTTCATTCTGCCAGGTGTGGGGTGAAGCCGGGGACGGTGAGCCGATTGTCACATGGCGGTCGGCTGATCAGGCTGCGGTGAAGTATGACGCGGAGACTGGTCGCCGGCGCATTGGGGCTGTCGTTGTCTGGGATGACGAGGATGAGTCGCTTGAGCGGATGACCTATTACACGCCGACTGAGGTGTGGAGGTTTAAGCGGTCACGGCTGCTCAAAGGTTCGGGTCTGATCCTGCCGTCATCATTCCAGTTGTCGGGCGGGTGGGATCTTGACTCTTACGGCGCGAATCATCTCGGCAAGGTGCCGGTGGTTGAGTTTCTGAATCGGCCTGTGTTGGGTCGTGGCCCGTTGTCCGATATTAAGGGCACGGTTGCGATGCAGAACGCGATCAACCTGTTGTGGGCGTACCTGTTTAACGCTGCCGATCATGCGTCGATGCCGGCGCGTGTGGTGATGGGTCAGGAACCGCCGAAGATCCCGATTCTTGACGCTGATGGGCAGCCGACTGGGCAGTATCAGCAGGTGGACCCGAAGCATCTCACTGAGGGGCGCATGTTGTGGCTGACGGGCCAGAACACGAAGGTTGACCAGTGGGAGGCCGCGAGGCTTGACGTGTTCACTGAAGTGATCGAGAAGGCTGTCGGGCATATCGCGGCACAGACTCGGACTCCCCCGCACTATCTGGTCGCGAACAAGGGCCTCTCGAACTTGTCTGGTGACGCTTTGAAAGCGGCTGAGACTGGGCTGGTGCAGAAGGTCCGTCAGGCGATGGAGTTTTTCGAGCCGCGTTTGCGTGAAGTGTTCCAGCTGATCGCGTTGCAGCTTGGAGAAGACCAGGCGGCAGAGTCAGCGCCTCTGGGGTCTATCGAGTGGCGTGACCCGGAGAACCGGTCTGACGCGCAAACGTCTGATGCCGCGATGAAGGACCGGACGATGGGCTACCCGTTCGAATGGATCCTTAAAAAGCGCGGCCACTCCCCTGACGAGCGGGAAGAGATCTTGGAGATGCTTCGCCGCGAACGGGAGGAGATGCTGCTAGATCCGGGCTTGGATGCTGCGCTGCGACCGTATGGAGGCGTGAATGTTAACGCCGAGAGCGACGATTCAGCAGTATGACCGGCAGCAGGAGATAGCAGCGGTCACTGTGGCTGCGATGCGGCGTATCGCGTTGCGGCTCGGTGATGATTTCGATGCTGGCTGGTGGCGGTTGCGTGGTCAGGCTGTGGAGACGATGCAGCTTGGCCGTGCAGCCGCGATCCATGCTGCGATCCCGTACACGTCTACCGTGTTGGCGGAGACTGGGCAGCGTGCCGCTGCGGTGGGTGCTGTTGTGCCGGCGGGGTTTCTCGCTGCAGCACCGAATGGCGCTCCGGTGGTGGATACGCTCGATGCTTTGCCTATCAAGGCGAAGCAAGCTGTGGCTGGCGGTGCGTCTGCTGCTGCTGCGCGGATTGCTGCAGCGTCTTGGTTGGGGCGTGCCGCGCTGACAATGCTCGCGGACACGTCTCGCGATGTCGTGCACACCGACATGGTTGCTCGCCCTGCGGTGACCGGGTACGTGCGGATGGTCAGTGCTGGCGCGTGTGATCGGTGCATCATCCTTGCTGGCCGTAGGTACCTGTGGAATCAGGGGTTCTTGCGGCACCCGAACTGCAACTGCCGTCATATTCCTGCGGCTGAGAATGTTGCGGGCGACCTCTTCACTGACCCGTACGAGTATTTCAAGAGCTTGTCCAAGGCGGAGCAAGACCGCGTGTTCGGTAGGGCCGGCGCGCAGGCGATCCGCGATGGGGCAGACATCTACCAGGTCACGAACGTGCGCATGCGTGGCCTCGCGGTTGCGGGGCGCGACGATTTGGTGAGGTATGGCGGGCAGGTAAGACGAACGGTCGCCGATATTTACGCGCGTGACCAGGATCGCCGGTTTGTGATCGAGAACCTGCGCCACCACGGCTACATCACCGGCCCACAAACCGGCGGCGGCAACCTACTTGGCAATGATCCCGCCGGAAGGATTCTTGCTGCAGGGCGCGGGCAAGGCGCCTACACGGTGGGCGGACAGACTGTCACGACAGCTCGTGCTGCACGGCATGAAGCGGTCGCGACCGGGATACGTGACCCGCTGCGACGCTCCATGATGACGGCTGCTGAACGCCGCTTGTATGACGCGCACTATCGGGCTCAGTGGGCTGATGCCGGGTATAGGCCGAACTCGATTGGCGCGAATAGCGCAGATCGTGGTCTGGGGTTACGTCCGATCAGCGCCGCTGATGCTGCTGCAGCACGCGAACGGCTGCAACGCGAAATCGTGATCGCTCGCGAGAACTCACCGCAGAGCGTGAAAGACCTAGCCCGGGTTCTCGGGCTGATGTGATCCGTCACCCACAGTGGGTGCTCGCAATGAGAGGAATACCAGTGCAAATAAGTGTTTTCGATAGACCGTGGCTTCGGTTCGTGACCGACCCCGAGGACGGCGGAGGCGCAGACCCGTCTGATGACCCCGTCGAGGATCCTGCAGGCGATCCGGTAGGCGACCCAGCAGATGACCCGGCTGATGCGCCGCTTGGTGAGGCCGGAGAGCGTGCGCTTGAGGCGATGAAGAAGAAGGAACGCGAAACCCGCGCAAAGCTTCGTGCAGCCAAAGCCGAGATTGCTGCTCTCACCGCCCCGAAGGACGGCGAGCAGACGCCAGACCAGCTGCGATCAGAGATTGAGCAAGGCGTCCGCGCCGAGTTCAATGAACGTCTCGTCAAGGCTGAGGTGAAGGCCGCTGCTGCAGCGTCATTTGCTGATCCAGAAGATGCGGTCGCATTCCTGAAAATGAGCGATTTCGATGTGGACGAGAACGGTGATGTTGACCCGTCCGACATTGAGGATGCTCTCAAAGATTTGCTTGCCAAGAAACCGCACTTGGCTAAGCAGGATGCCACGCAAGGTGGCTCCAAGCGGCGTGTACCCGAGGTGCCCGCTGACCCAGCAGGCGGTACGCATGAACCTCTGTCGTTAGACGAGAAGATCGCTGCCGCACAGAAGGCGGGCGACTTCAAGGCTGTTATTGCTCTGCAGAACGAGCGCCTTGAGGCCGCAATCTAATCAACCTCGGGCAGGCGTTATGCCTGCCCACCCTGAAAGGAGTTCCACATGGCTGGAATCACTGGGTTGGGCACTACCTATAACCTGCCCAACTACACCGGAGTGCTGCACTCCCTGTCCCCTGCCGCTACCCCGTTCTTCTCCGCGATTGGCGGGCTGAACGGTGGCGGTCAGACCACCTCGACCGAGTTCGAGTGGTCCACCTACGATCTGCGCAACCCTGGGCAGAACACCAAGACGGAGGGCGCAACCGCGCCTACCGCTGAGGCTCGCGTGCGTGCGAACGTCACGAACGTCACCCAGATCCACCAGGAGAAGGTGTCGGTCGCGTACTCGAAGCAGGCCGCTCGTGGGCAGAAGGCCGGCACGAACAACGACCAGTCGGGCAACGTGCAGTCTGAGCGTGACTGGCAGATCGAGCAGATGCTCAAGCAGATGATCCTTGACGTGGAGTGGTCGTTCATTAACGGCACCTACGCGAAGCCGGGATCGAACGGCACTGCACGTCAGACCCGTGGCCTGGTGCAGGCGATCACTACGAACAAGCTTGAGCGTGGTACTGCGATCACCGGGGCATCATCGGCAACTGACACGATCACTTCGACCGCTCACGGCCTCGCCAATGACACGGCAATCGTGTTCACCGAGACCGGTGCCGCTACTGGCATCGTTGCTGGCCGCGTCTACTACGTCGCCTCTAAGGCAACGGACA